ATCCGCGCCCAATCCACACCGATATCAGACATTGGCCTGTCGCGCCCTTTCCAACAGCAGTTCGTTCATAGCCTCGCCGTTCGCCTTGATCGGCTTGAGGGTTTCATTGAGGGTGTCGAGACGCCCATTGACCTTTTCGAGCGCCAGCTCCAGCCGGTGCTGGCTTTCCCGGTCGGGCAGATATTTCATGTCGCTCTCGACCGACTGGATGCGGCGGTCGTGTTCGATCAGCTTTTTTTCGTGCGACTCGTCTTCGCTTTTCAGCGCCGCGACATCATCCGCCTGTTGTTTTTTCAGGGCAGCGACATCTTCTGTCAGTTGCTTTTCGCCCGTGTTCATCCAGCCTTTTACGTGGCCGAATATCGCAATGGCGGAGAGGGCAAGGCTGCAATAAAGGGCTATTTCTGCGGTGGTCATACTCGCGATCTCTCCAGCATAGTCTGGCAGACGATGCAGCGTGTGGCGGATGGCAATGCGAGGCGGCGTTCGCGGGCGATATCGCTGCCGCAATCCTCACACTGCATGGTGCCGGGGCCGCGTAAGGTGCGGGAGGCGTCGGCGATCGCGGCCTCCCGTTCCTGTTCGGCGCGCAGTTCGGCCTGCTCAAAAGCAGCATTTCCACCGAAATTCATGGAGTGCGCTTCCAAGTCTTGACGGCCTCGACCGCCTGCTTGCCGAATTCCTTCAGCGTGTGGCCGCCCATATAGAGGCTGATAAACCAGCCGGTCAGCGTCATCAGCGTAGCGCTGTCGATCGGGTCGATATAGACGCCGAAGACACGCAAAACCGGGAAAAGCAGGAAGGCGCAAATCCACAGAAACGCCAGCAGATACATCCAGCCCCAGCGCCAAGCGCTTTGCCAGAAGCCTTCTGCCTGCTCTGCCTGGAGGAGCACAAACTGCCCCTGAAGGCCTTTGTCATAGAGGGCAATCAGCTTCGGCATATTGGCGTTGACCTCGCTGACGGCGTCGCCGAGTTCGGCCTGATCAACGGAAGGCAAGGCCTCCGGCTCGACACCAAGGCGCTCGGCAACCTGATCGACCACGGTACCGGCCAGCGTTCCGGCAAGCCCGCCGACATGCTTTTCCAGCACGCCCTTGACGATGGGAGCGCCGACTTTCGCGGCGGCCCCGATAAGAATGGAGGTGATGGCTGCGCTCATGTCAGAAGCTCCGCAGCCAGTTCGCGAGACGCGGGGCCTTGTCGGCAACGCGCACGGCGATGATGTCACGGTACTGGTACGCCTGCCATGCAAGATAGGCGACGGCGATCACGGCGATGCCGCCACCGATCCACGAGGCGACATGATCCGGCACAACGGAGGTCGGATCGGCTGGCGCTGGCGTGGTCACCGTACTGACGGCCTGATCTCCCGCAGCGACCGTGGTGCTGGCAGCGGTCGTTACCGCACCGTTCTTGGCCTTGCGCCGGGCATCCAGCTCGCGCTGCAGGGTGGACAGGGTTGCCCTGCCAATCTTCCCGTCGATAGTGAGATTGTAGGTTTTCTGGAAACCTTCGACTGCCGATCGGAGGATTTTGCCGGTCACGGTACCAGCATCAAAACCGATGCTGGTGAGGCCGGTCCTGACCTCCTCGATTTCCGGCGTCGTCGCCGAAACGACAAAGATAGCAAACCGGGCCGTATCGGAGATGGTCGCGGAAGCCGCCTCGATGTCTGCGGGATATTTACCGAGCAGGAGGATATTGGCCTCTTCGCCACGGCGACGCGTCAGGCCGCGCAGCACTTTGCCACCTGCCTTGTTCCAGAGACCGAGGCGCTGGCGGGCTTCTTCCTTCTTTCCGGCAAGGAAGGATTTCACCCACGAGGCCTTCAGGATTGCGCCGGTGTTCCAATCAAAAGAAACGCCCGCATCGATCGCGTAAGGACTGACATTCGCGCCGAGCGCCTTCACCACGCGGGGCAAATAATTGCGGGCGACAGCGAGATCGAACAGCTCATCGCACTTTTCGGAGGTAATCGTCATTCCCGCCTTGGGCGTGATGACACCGGAGGCAGCGGTCAGGCCGGGGCCGATCGTCCAGACGCCGACCACGTCACGATAGGCTTTCAGGACGACGCCCTCGTGTCCGTAGATGAATTTCCGTCCTTTCGGACTTACTTCCTGTTTCATTTGAAGCCCCATCAAAAAGGGGCTCAAAGCGTCCCCATCGAGAGGACTATTGGCATGGCTGATTTTGTTTGTCGGGAGGCCGAAACAGACCTGCCAAAGACGGTTATTTAGAACAATGAGCCCTGGCGGTCGTCGCGTGGGCGTCGTTTAAGATGTTCCTTCACCGTCGAGCGAGAAACGCCCGTCAGACGAACGATGGTGTTGATGGAATACCCTTTATCTATCATCTCGGCAATAGTGGCCGCACGGCGCTTCTTATCCCCGCCGAGCGCGGGGGGAATATCAATTTTCTGATTTGCAAATTTTCTCGACATCGCTGTGGCCGCATCAAAACCTATCAACTCGGCGAGCCAGTGATCCTCCTTCATGTGCTTAGGGACATAAATCTGCTGACCCGCCCGTTCGTTGCCCAAGATGATAGCCGCCCGCTCGCCGGCAACGTCGGCAATACGGTTCAAGAGCGGGGTCATATAGGCGCGGTCCGTCAGGTGCGACATGGCCGGGTGATCCTGTTCGATAGAATGAGCTGCTGTTCCGTCAGCGCCTTCAGGCGCATTTCCAACTCGATACGTTTGTGTGAAAATCGCGGGAGCTTGGCGGCGCGTGCCGCCAGTTCGTCCCGCTTCGTCTGCAGAACGTCTATCTCCCGGTGCTCCGGCCAGCCGAAGAGCGGCATGACAGTCATGGGAGAGACGTCCCGGTTCATGACGTCGGTGCCTCCGGTTGCCAGCGGATCAGGACGCCGGTGAATTTGGAAACGCCCGGATGATTGACGATCCAGAACCGCCCCATCGTCTCCCGCGCTGTCCGGCCGTAGAGCTTGGCTGGATAGCTGTTGCCGAGCAGCTCCGGCGCGAAGCCGTCACGGCGGGCGAACGCCTCGACCTCGGTCCGGTGCAGATGCACACCGTCAATCACGATGCTCGCAATCAGCTCGTTGATAAGGTCGCTCACTACGATCTCGATCGGAACGACATGGGTGCAGACCGGATCGTCAATGATCTTTCGGCAATATTTGGTGCGCATGGCCTCGTAGAGCTGGACGCGCTCGCCCGGCCGGGCATGGCGGTCGCGATCACCGCGCACGGTCTGTCGTTTGTGGCCGCTTTCGATCTGCGGGCTGAAGAACTTCTTGAAACCGTAGGCGACCATCACGCGCTCGCCTTCTTCTTCGGCGCACGGCGGCCACGAATGAGCTTGCCATAATAGTCCATGACCGCGATCCATTCCTTGTCGGTCACAGAGCGATAGGTGATTTCCTGATCGAGAATGCCGGTCACCGAAGGCCAGAAGCCATCGCCGAGCATGGATTTGAGCATGGCATGCTGCGCAAGGGCGATCTTGTAACCGTAGCGCATCGTGTAGGCTTCGCAGGGTTTGCGATCCGCCCATACCACACCGGCCTCGCGGGCGATCCAGCTTTTCAGGGCTTCGACAACCGCTCTGGCATCGTCGGCGTTGTTAACCCACCGGCCGCTGTCGAGGCCTGTCTGGCGCTTGACGAACGCCTCCAGCGCCCGGTCTTCGCGGTCTTCGACTATGCCGAGATTGTAGGCTGCGATCCACAGCGACTGCATCTTTGGCGCATAGCGGCCGTCGAGACGACGGCGACCGTTGCGGCGCACTGCCACGGGCTTATAGCCGAGGCGGCGCAGCTCCTTCATGACAGCGTCCTGTTGCTGCGCGTTCATCAGGGACAGGCGAGACTGTCCTGTCACGCGAGCGTAGATATCGCGCTGCGCGTTTTCCTCAGTGATACCGAGTTGGCGGAAACCGCCGAAAATTGCACGTTGAATGCTCATGCTGCGTCTCCAAATTTTCCGGTTTCATCACCCCACACCGTCCAGCCCTTGCGGTTGGTCCGGCTGAAAAGCTCAAGCCGCCGGGCGTTCGGCATCAGCTTTTCAGCATGCCGGTAGCCTTCCTCGGGTTTGCGGGAGTGGCCACGGACCACTCCGCGAAATGACGAGCGGACGGATTTCGTGGTCTTTGGGTTGCCGCGCTTGCCGATGAGGAAGGGTTCGTTGGACGTGCGTAGTACGTAACCCGGCCCAAATGCCTGCTTTCCGTTCTTCGTGATTTTTTCCCAAGAACCTGCCGTGACGAATTCGAAGCCCCAATCGATCAAGACCTCGTAGGCCTGAAACAACATGGGATTGGTGGCATAGAGCCAAAGCAGGCAGTTTTCCGATGCGAGATCGAGAACCGGCATGGCCTTGATCTTATCCAGCGGCATGCACTTGTAGTGAGCCTGAGCGGATTTGCCTTCGCCTTTTTCCGATCGCAATTTGTAAAGCCATGCTGGATCGGCCATGATGAAATCGAAGGAAAACGGCGGCAGGTCACCAAAACACCAGACGTCGGGGAACAGTCTCACTGGATCGTCCCTCCGCTGTAAGGACGGTCGCCATTCTCGCGGGCGTAGTGAACAGTCTCACGAAGGGTGTTCGCCCAAAACTGTGCGTTGCCAACAGGATCGTTCGACTGGCTGATCGCATGCGAAATGATGGACACCATCGCGGTTATGACATTGTCGGCGCTGTGGGGCTGGATGACCCCGATGATCTTCAGCGCAATTGCTATCTGCTCATCTGAAAGGGCGTGGTTCTCGATATCGGTCATCGGTCGGCTCCCATGAGATCGCAAATGACAAGAAGAAGGATGAAGCTCGCAGATAGGAGCACCGTCATTGCCGCGCCCCTCCGATGACGATCGTCTCGACAGGGGCCATCGGACGCGTGGCGGCCTGAGCGAGCGCGAGAGAAACAGCGCGATCGAGCTGGTCACGGAACATCTTGCGGTGGCGGCGGTCGGATATTGAGGCCAGAACCTCCGCAATGTTGGTGGCAAGCGCGCCACCAACTGCATTCAGGATCGGGACCTCGAACTGTTCGCCGGTCTCGATAATGGCCTTGTGGATCGCATCGGCGAGTATCTGCGACTGGCGGGCTTCCTCAGCCTTTGCCTTGGCAATAGCGTCATTCATGATCGTCACCGTGATAGCTGATCTGTTTCATGGGAGCCGGAAGCGCCAACAGGGGCGCATCCGTCTTCTTGGAAGGGGCTTTGCGAGGCGTTTTCGCTGCCTTCTGTTCGGCCTCGATCTCATCGAGCTGGTTGAGAATGCTGGCCATCTGGTAGCGATCGGCCGTCTCGATCTCGATCTTGATCGTGGACTTTCCGCCCTTGCTGGCGGCGGAAAAGGATTTCACGGTTGCGTCGGAGAAGTAGATGCTGGTCACGCCGTACCGCCTTTCGCCGGCGTCAGACTACGCGACACCACGGCCTCGATGTCGGTAAGCGGCACGCTGGCACCTGCAACACTGGTGAGTTCTGCGACGAACCACATCCGGACGTCGTCATCGAGCGCCGCCAGCAGCGCTTTCTCCGGGTTGGCGATGACGAGGCCTTTCAGGTGCATCTCAAGCGTGACAAGCTTCGTGTCAGCGATTGCCGCCGCTATTGAACCGTCTTGTTCCAAAGGAACTAGCGCGGCAACCGCCCGATAGCCTGCAGCATTGTTCAGCACCATGACGATGTTGGCGCAAAGCAGCGCCACGGTATTGTCAGGCATATAGCCGGAGGAATCGATGGTGAGAAGCTCATCACCATCCGCATCCAACAGGACTCCCATATCTCGCTGGGAGCATGTCAGGGGGAACGAAACTCCCAATTCGGACATGGCCTGAATGAATGCTTCCGGCGTGACTGGATTTTCTACGCGAATGTTTTCCACCACTCCGCCCTCACGCTTTCGCCAGATCAATGGTGATGGCCTGCCAGTCGGCCTCAAGGCTGTCGCGCTTGTAGAAGCGGACGTACTCCTTGGAACCGGTCACGCGGATGGCGTCACGGATGGCTTCCATGGCCTTCTTCCAGCGGGCGTCCTCGATCTCCAGCTTGAGCAGCATGAACACGTCCGCACGGTTCACCTGACCTTCCTTTTCGGTATTGAAGGCGCGGGTGACGATGGACTGGATTTCCGGACGGCTGTCGGCGCTCCATTCCTTCAGGCACTCATCAATGAGCGTCTTTGCGACCTGCAGTTCCGGGCCGAAAGTGATGAGGTCGGAAACCTGCACCTGAATTTTCATCAGGCCGTCATAGGTCTGATAAGTGCGGTTGCCCTTCTTGCCGCCGATCGTGACGTTGTACTTTTCGCCGAGCAGCGCATCCAACGCGGAAAGGTCCGCTGCAGTATGACCACGGAACCGGGAGAGCTGCGCATTCAGATTAAGGGCAAACTCGATGCATTTGCGCACCGTCTGGTCTTCAAGCTTGTACTGATCCTTGACGTTGCCGATCGGATCGAGGCCGCCCTTGGCGTTGTGCATGAACTCGCGACCATTGATGATCGTTACGCCGGGCTTGCTGGTTTCTTCCAAGATAACGGACTGCATGTAAATTTCCTCGTTGTTCGAACTGGATTGAAGGGCGCTCAAACGCCCGTCGAAGGCGGCTTCAGGAGCTATGTGGAGAGCGCGGGAACGGCACAACGTTGGTGCCAGGACGCATCAGGTGCAGGATCGTCGCACTTGCCGGAGGGACGAGCTTGTTCAACTCGGCGCTGTTCAAGAGCTGCATGTCGTTGAGCTGCGTCTCCATGGCGACGGCCATCTCGGCATAGCCATCGAGACGCTTCACCAGCAGCTCGACTTCTTCGCTGGACATGACAACGCCGCCATGCCGGTGTTCGGCAATCCTGTTGCGGGTGTCGCGCAGACGATCGGAAAGGTAATCAAAACGCTTCACTGTTCGTCTCCTTTATGCGGCTGTGAGGGCAGTTGTTCCGGCAGGCCTGATGCATGCGGACGGCGTTGGCGCTGGCGGTGCTGAAGGGGCGGCGCTGCCAACCGAGGCAGACATCCCGGCCGATCTCCTGCAGGACCGGGCAGCGCACGGTCTCGGACATGAGAGCGCCGCGCACGAGCTGCTCGATGCGGCCGACATCGCCGGGGTAGCTGTTCGAAAGGAGCTGGCTGACAGTCGAACCGGCATAGCCGATGCGCTTGCCGACCAGCGTCTGGTTCTCGGCGTTGCAGGCCTCCGCCAGAGCGATAATCCATTCCGGGGGCTGCTCGCCCCATGCGGCGCGGGCCTTTTCCAGATTGTCGGGCTTGGGCTTTGTCGGGGTCATGGCTCGACCTCGACAGTTTCCGGCTCGCCGAAAATCTTCTCGGCGTTCGGGTCATAGACGCATTGGGTTTTCAGGAGCTTCGGCGCGGCCGGGCCGGTATTCTGAACAAGTCGCCAGATCGTCGGCTCTGTG